TTACAACACTGTTCGCCCTGTTCCAGTCAATAGAAGCTGCTGTAGCCATGACAAGCGTAGCGGTGTATACGTCAGGCGCATAGTTCATACAAAATCCTTCGTAGTTCGCTTCTTTCAGCGTGGTTACAAGTGTTCCCTCTCCGCTGGTTTTCAGGGCATTAGAAGATTGCCACGGAACGTACAAGAATTCAATCGGGTTACTGTTGTTCCATTCTGCAAACTGCTGAATTTCTACATCTGTAGCTTCTTTCAGTGTGGTAAAGCTTACCCAGTTAGTCGATTGATTTACAACAGATTGCATATTAGCGGCAGGCGTCAAAGCGTCGCTGCCGTCGGATACCAGCGCGCCAGTTGCAGCAGTTAAGCCTAATGCGCTTGCGGTATCCGTGCCGAGTTCATCAACGGTCAAGCCGTCTGTGGCTACTGATACCTCGCTATCTGCGCCTGTTGTTTTGCTGGTAATGGTAAAGCTTTCACTGTTGCTATTGTAAACAACGGTCGTTCCTGTAACCTTAGCGGCGATTGCTGCGGCTACGTCGCTAGGCGTTGTAGCTGCGCTAAAATCTAATCCTGTAACAGTGATAGGGCTGCCGTCTACGGAGATAGTAAAGCCGCCAGCAGTGATTTTTTTAAGGCTGGTCAGTGATAACGCTTCTGCGCCGAACAGCTTTCCTGCGATTGCCTCAGATACCCGTTTTGCAAAATAAAGAATATTAGGCTTTTTAACACTGTTATCGTAAGACTGGAAGTAATGACTAGCCGCAAGATATTCTACGCTGTCCAGCCCGTAGTATTCGCCTACAGCATCTTTGCTTGCATATGCTTTAAGCGTCGGGAATGGTGTTAATTCGTTTTCGCTTAAATACAAGCCAGCAATTTCAAGCTCTTGGCTACCCGCTTTAATAACGCGCGGGTTAATTTCAACGATTTTTGAAATAGGTATTGCCATTTTTTTATAAACCCCCTTTTTCTGGTTTATGATGTACGTCAACATTTTCAAGCCGCGTTATCGCGATTTTATCAAAGTATTCTGTCTGGTATTCGTATACTGTCCAAAACGCTAAATGAAGCGGCAAGCGGTATCTGTTGATATATTGATTTGTGTCATCAGTATATGGTAAAAACTGCATATTTTCGCAGTACAATAAAGCTATATTGTAATTCTTTTTGAAAAAGTCAACCGCAACATCAGAACGCCCCAGCGTTTCAAAGTATTCGGCACGCTGCAATGCTCGTTGATAATCGGCGTCACAAAAATCGACGTTAACGACATATTCACGGTAAGAACGTGTTTCCGTCGTTCCTGCTTCTGTAACAATCTGCTCCCCGACATTCGTACCTATTCGGCGGGTACTGGCAAGAAAAAATACTACGTGTTCCCGTGTCTTTGGCAGTGCCGAGTTGTTCTGCTGCCCGAGGTAAATTTGTTCAGCAGTTAACGGCGGTTGCATATAAGCCCGTAAATAGGCTTCTACGGCTACGTTAATTTCGCCATGTTCCAACTACTTCACCGCCTTTCTTCCGACGCTTACAAGGTTATTTCCTTCGTCAGGCTGATTGGTAAAGTCAGGGTATGGCGGCACTTGCAATGTTACTTCACAGTTAGCCCAACCGACATTAGACCAGTCCTCAAACATTGCTGTGATTTTCCAAAATTCACCGGGCTTGCGCTCGATATAATCGCCTGTGCGTAAAATCGGAACTCGTGCAATGCCCTCAATAGGTCTATTGTTATCGCTGGCAAGAAATATCTGTTCTGTATGCGCGGTGCTGTTGATGTTTTCGAGATGTTGCAAACGATTAGCTTCGTTTGGTTGAAACTGCACGTTTACAGTTGCAGGGCTAAAAAAAAGCGGTGTAACAATGCCGCTGATATTTTTTTGCCCGGCTGACTGATACAAGATAACTTGTTCGTCAGGATTTATGGCAGTTATAGCACTTCTAACCACCATGTGCAAATTAATTCCGTTCATCTGTTACACCCTCTTTATTTAACTTTTACGTTATTTGTGACTGCATTTATCATGGTAGACGTATCAATCAAAGCTCGGTAAGGGTCAGTTGCTACGGCGTTTTTGCCGCTTTGTGCTTTGCGCTGTTTCATGCGGATAGTGGCAGGGCTATTCGGGCGCGGGTCGTTCCACTCCCATTTTTTTATAGTATCCTGTATGTCCGCTTTCATTTCTTTTGATACAGCAGTGTAAGCATTTAAAAGCGCGCCGTTCTGCGCCGACTTACCTTTTAACAGGGCAGTAAGCTGCTTGCTCCATTTGTTTTGTTGTTCGTCTACAGTCCTTTGCATGAAGGGGCGTTCAGGAACGCCGCCCATACCCTTGTTTTGAATGTAGGCGACATATGCAACATTTATTCCGCTTGGATAGGTTGCGTCCGCTGTAAAGCCCGCCTGTGCTTCCGGCGTTTGTCTTACCAGATTTCGCAACTTCTTTTTCCAGTTGCCGGATGTCCCTGTTCCGTTACCTGTAACAAGCTTGACTTTTAAACGCATAATAACGCCCGCCTGCTCTGTACTTTGCCGTGAGTGTCCAAAAAAGCATACCGCATTGTGTCTGGTTATACCAGTTAAGCGACATTGGGAGGGTATAGCTTGTTGATACCTTTCCCTGTGTCGCGCCGCTCAAAACGCCTACAACAAACGCTCCGCGCTGCTGTAGCTCGCTTATATGGCAAGTGAGCAGGTAAAGCAGCGTTTTACGTTCGTCAAGGTCTTTTACGGCTGAATTCACGGAATTATTTAAAGCCAGTGTTGCTATTTTGAAATTATTTTCAAGTACAACATCATCTACACCCGCTAACTGCGGATACAGCTTTTTAAATTCTTCCGGGTCGAATATAACGATATTGTTATCATCAGCCATTTTTACGCCCCCCTTACTTAAAAGGGGTTGTTGAAGCAATAACCTTTTTCGGGTCAAGTGGCTCGTTCCCGTTACGCAACTCTTTGCGTTCGTGGATTGCGCTTTTTGTAAAGCGGGTATCTCCGGTTGATGCAAAAATCAAACCGTTAATAATTCTAGGGTCTGATTTATGCTGTTTTTTAATCAATTCCCACATGTCAGAGGGAACGCCGAAAGTCATACCAAACGCGCCGCCGATTGGGTTTTTACCCATTTCAAGCCCCGCAAGATGTTTGTTGTTGCCGTTAAATTTAACCTCGGCAAGACTACCGTTTGGCAGTCTTACAGCAAAAATCACGTCTTGATAAGAATTGCAGCATACCGTAACAGTGTCAGCTTGTTTGGTCGGGGAAGCTTGAACAGGTTGTTTGGCGTTAACTTTTTCAACTTCCTTTTCCTCTACCTCGCTGACTTCGTCACCTTCGTTGGGGTCATAAGTAACGGGCTTTTCTTCCTCAATCACTTCTACCCCTGTCGGCTCGACTTCCTGCGGCAGTAATGCTTCTGTATTCTTATCATCAACGATTGTTACAACTTCATCTTCTTTTACTTTTTTTGGTCTAGCCATGTAGCAGCACTCCTTTTTTATTAGTTACTGTAAATTAAACGCCTGTCATTTTGCCGATTGCAAACGGTCTATAAATAATAGTGCCGTAAGAAGACCCGACAAATTTTTGATGGAAACTGGAGCTTTCCGGAATTAAGCGCATAGCACGGAATTTTTCGCTAAATCCGATTTGAGCGGTCGGCAGTCCTTCGATTGTCGGAGCGACAAGGAGAATGGAAGTGCCGCCAGTTGCGGTAGCCAGTTCAGGCAATGCAACGAAACGGATTCTTGGAAAGTAGGTTTCCAACATCTGACGAGCAGAGATATTGAAGTCAGTTGCTTTGCCCAGCTGTACCTGTGTAGCGGGAGAGGTAGCAAGCACAAGTTCGGTATTAGCGTCAATGTGTCCTGCGCCACGGTCAGCCATTTTGCCGAACAGATACAGTACATCTTCGTAAATTTCTTTAGTAGATTTTTCAGCCCACAAGGTTTTGCTGTCTGCATTTGGCAGCGGGCTAACAGCAGCAGGTAAATTCGGGTCGTTCAGCAAGCCGTAAATCTCCAAGCCTGCCACGCCATACAGTGCGAATTTATTGCTTGCAATATCAATTACAGTAGCAGCAGCACGTTGTTTATCGGCTGCCAGTTGCAAACGGGCGCGGCTTGCAACGTCGACTTCTCTATCGCCATAACGGATGTTAGTTTGATAGATGTATTGAGTTCTTACAGGAAAAGTCGGGTTTACATCAGAAGCACCGCCTTGACCATAATCTGTATAAGCTTCAACCTCGCCTGTGATTTCGGAAGTTTGGAAGCGTGCGTAAGAGGTTGTCCAGTCGCCTTTTTTAGCTTCTCCGAAAATCTCCCTTGCGCCACGGGTAGCGGTCAGGATAGGGATTACCATAGGGTCAATATAAGATGTAAATTCAACAGGAACGCCGCTGTTTGCTGCTGTAACCATTGCAGCGTCGTTCGCTAACTGGTCAATGCTATCGTTTGCCAAAATGCCACGGATAGGCGCGCCAGTATCGAACACGATACCATATTGTTTCATAACATCAAGCTGTTCTTGCAAGCCTAATTGATTTTCAAACATTGTTTTATCCCCTTTCATTAAGCCCAGTTACTGATGACGATAATATCGCCTACAGCACCGCCGCCGTTAATATTTACTACTTTATAATCAGTTTCTACTGCACCTTCTACAGTGCTGCCTGCTGTGCCAGTTTTAATGCTGCCGTCTGCAAGCACTGCGAAAACGCTTTGTCCTACGGTGGCAGTCGTCCCTGTAACAACAGCAAAGTCACCTTTGACTGCTACGGATACGGGAAAGCCTTTAGGAACAGTGTTAGAAGCTGATTCGTTATAACCCAGCGGGTTAGTGATTTCACGCACTGCAAAGCCCAGCGGCGCACCTGTGCCTGTGGATTTTACAAAAGCGTCGTTATTGTTTACGGTTGCCGCCCATACGAAACCGCCAATAGTTACGGTGTCGGCTGCGCAATAGCCTTTTTGAGTGCTTACTAAAGGATTGGTACTCATATGTTGACCGGGTACACCAATAGCAGGCAGGATGTTTACTTGTCCTTGAAATTCGTTAGCCATTTTTCTTTGCTCCCTTCTTATCGAATAGTGATGTTTTTCAGATTTTTCATGTATTCAGGAGTTTTTTCACTGGATACGCTGAATTTCTTGATTGCTTCGTCGTTAGCGTGGGTTACGTCAAAACGTTGTTTTTGCAACACGTCAACCATAGCTTTGTAAGATTCTTTGGGATATTTAGAAGTATCAATGCCTTTAGCTTGCAAGGCTCTTGCGTAGATATCTTCTGCACTGTCATACGCCATAGCGTCGACGTTGCCGAGTGCGAAAGCGCAAGCGTTGGCGGCAGCGTTAAGTTTTTTCACGCGTTCCATAACATTTTTTTCCGCTTCTGCTTTAGCATTAGCCAGCAATGCGGGAAGTGCGTCTTTAGCAAGGTATTTTTCCTCACCTTCGCGCTCGTGGTCGCGGTCAATCCGTTTCGGATTGTCTTTTTCGTAACGCTCGCCTGCTTTGATACCCATTTCAAAACCCGCTTTAAAAGCAGGGTCTTTCATGCGTTCTTCGAGTTCATCATCTTCGGCTTTTTCTTCCTTGTCCTCGTCTTTAGCTTTTTTAGCTAAATATTCTTCCATGCCTTTACGCTCATGTTCTCTATCGAGTTTTGCGCGTTCGGCTGGATTCTTTTCCAATTCCTCGCCTTTGGATACGCCCTCGGCGTAAGTCAATTTTTCATCCATACCTTCACCGCCTTTTAATTCTAACAGTTTCGCCTTAATAGTGTCTTTTTGTGCAGCTTCCAGCCCTGTGAAGAATTTATCTACAAGGTCGTCGATAGAAATATCTGCGTCCACATCCAAGCCAATTTCTCGGGGGTCGTAACCTTCTACCTGCGCTTCAACAACATTTACAGCCTTTTGCAAGTTAGCCAATACAACTTCTGCTGCTTCAATGCCTAAATCAGCGTCTTTTGCGAAAATAACACGCTGTAAATCAGCTTTGCGCCGTTTAAAGCTTAAAATATCTTTTGAAAGATTTTTCATTTGCTTTTTTTCTCCCTTCGTTGTTTTTTCTATCTCAACAGGTAAACTGTCGGATACAACTACATCACTGCCAGCCCTGCCTTGCGGCACAAGGGCAACGTGATTTCCTCGAATATCCCTCATAACAAAATCATATTTTGCGCCCTTATACTCCCCTGCGGTCATATCGGGCGTATAGCGGTAGCTGCAAGATATCTGCTTACAACTTCCGTCCTCGACGGATTTAATCGCCTTTTTATCTGTGATAGATAACGCATTCAACAAATACGGTTCTTCAAAGCGTGCCTCTGTTCCTGTGCTGCCAACCTGATATTCTTTAGGCGGCGCGTCGGCGGTATAGTCGTGGTGTCCCTGCATTAGCGGCAAGCCGTTAAATGTTGGGGCAGCTTTCGCTAATTCTTCCGGGTCACGCAGTCCATAGTAGACACGTTCGGGGTTTAAGCCTAAATCCTGCCAGTTCGGAATTTCACGCCCTAAATACGGGTTTACGGTCGCCTTACTGATTGGGCAGGCGTCAACGTGCATAAATCCGTTTTCGTCTATTCTGCGCGCTGTTATGGCGGCGTCAAACGCTAAAATATTGTTTTCCCGTTCCATATGGTCAGCCCTTTCGTTTTAACTATTTTTATACAAATGTCTTTATTTGTTATTTTGATTATATCACAGGTTAACTTAATTATTGCTCGTTAGCGAGTAATTCGGTGATATCGGGTCGAAAATCACACCTGCAATATGGCAGTTCTCCCGGTAAAACATTTCTGCCTACATCTTCGTCATAAAGCCCCTCGTCTAAATCAAATGTCTTTCCATTCATTGCAATGTGTGTTTTACGGCTGCTTTTCTCGCCGGGTATATGTATCCATATGCCTTTTTTAATACCGATATCCTTCGTCTGCATAACGTTTAACGCCTGCGTTGCCTTGTTGGTTTGGTCTATGGCTATCAGTTCTGCCCGCCGTTCTGTAACCTTGTTAAGGTCTTTTATGTGCTGAAATATGCTTGCCATATCCCGCCCTTTAAGTGCGCTGTCAATTACAACATTGGTTAATTTATCAAAGTATTTAGGGGCAATACTCTTTATCAAATTTACGTTACTCGCTACCATTTCTTCAAGTAGCGGTTGATGTAAGGCACTAATGTGAAAATCTATCACAATGCCCGCTTTTTTTAGATTAGCCATAAGCCCCGCTTTAGTCTGTTTATCTATCTTACCGATAAACTTGCTGGCTATAGCGTCCAGTTCCTTGGCTTCCCATTCGCTTATATATCTGCCGAAACGCGCTTTTATAGCGTCAATAAGCTGCTGTAATCGTCTATTGTCGAAATCAACGGGCGCGTCATTCGTTACCATTTCCGACGCTCTAAACAGCTTGTACTTTTCAAGTACAAACTTTAACGCTGCCTTTTCCATTTGTTTTATTAAGCGGCGTATCGAACGGGCGTATTCGTTCTGTATTCCGACGCTGGCAGGTATTCCAGGTATAGTTACCTGTCGCCGCCGTCGTCTGATTTTCGACGCCATACATTAGCCCCCTTTTGTAAGGTTTATGCGGAATTATTTGATATAACCCCGCATTTTTTCCCATTTTACTTATTTTTAATCAATTATTTCGTTTTTTTATTCAACTTCTTTTGGCGGCTTTTCATCTTGGCTCAAAACTTCCCGTTTTTCGGTTAATCCTAACAGTTCGCGTTCTTCCTCGCTTAATTCTTCCTCGGGTACGCTTTCTTCATTGAGGTTGTTAAAACCGCTTTTCGGGTCAGCTTTCAGGCACTCTCTGCCCTCGTCAGGACTGATGACACCATTAGATATATAAATCTGCTGCGTTTCAGCTTTGATTTTGTTTACCGTAGCTATGCTTTCTTCTTTTTCCTCTGATAATGGATTGAAGGTAAAAGTTATTTCGTTGTCTATCTCTCCCCATTCCTGCACTTGTAGTACCTTTAAGACGTATTCTATTTGGTCACGCAGTTGCTTTTCTTGCTGGCTGGCTATGTGGTCGTAGTGGTTATTTAAATCACTTTCACCTGTATTAAATCCTGACGGCGTTAAGCCCCACATTTTTGTTACAGGCTCATTGAAGTAAGCCGCTACAATCTCCATTGCCTGACTTACTATATCCTTTACGCCAGCTAACGACGTTGATTTAATATCAATATCTTCTGATTCTTTATCTATCAGCATGACGCCATCATTACTGCGATACTGTACGAAGTTATTTACACGGTTATCAATCTGCGCCCAGTCACCGCCCGAAAAAATCTGCTCGTTAAGATTCGTTTTGAATACTGTTAAGCTGAATTTGGTCAATAACCTTGCTTCTGCTTCTCTGCATTCTGTGAAGTGCGCTACTGCGTCTAATACAATCTGTGCAAGCGGGATACCGAAAAAGTTATATGCCGGGCGTAAAATCGTCGGCAGTTCGTTTTCTTGCACTGGAGGCAGGAAGCGGCTTGCGTCTACCGCTTTGCCCATAACAAACCAATATCGTGGCTTGAAGTAATATTCTTGCAGCGGGTCTGCTGCGTTGTATTGACCGGGGGAAAGGTTATACGGCTCTATAACTTTCAAACGCCGCAGTTTTTTACCTCGTAATTCGTTCTTCGTTAAAATTAATGGATTTAGCAGGTTTTCACTGGCGGTGTCGATTCCGTCAAAGTCCATGTATACTAAACTGCCGCCGTAGTATTTACTGATACTTACCGCTTTGCGTAGTGTCGGCAGCAGGTTTATCTTGGTTATTAATTCGTTAAGTCTGTCCAGCTTTGCCTGTTTATCGGTATCAGGGTCATTGTTGCCTTTTGTGGTTAGTGTTATGCCCTTTTCTACCATTTCATCAGCAATCATCTCGCAGCCTGCGCGAATAAGCCCGTTTTGTGCAAGCCCTGTTAAATACCCGTATCCTAAAAACTGCGGGTACGCACTCATGCCCATTATAGAGATAGCATGATGTAGCAAAGAATGGCATTGACCTATAGCAGCGTCATTTGCTTTTTTTGTATTTGCGTCTACCTCTGATAGCGTAGCTGGCGCACCGTACATTGTTTTAATGTCGGCAAGGGTCGGTACTCTTGGCATACCTTCTACCGGATTAATAAGGTTTAATGCTTTCAATCTTGGGTCTTTTCTGATTCGTTCTTTGTTGTTGAAAGCCTGATTTTCGTTGCCGCTATTTTTTCGGGCGGTGTTCAGTGCTTTCTGTCGGATACGTTTCTGCGCGTTTTTGCTGTTGTTCATTTCTTTTCCCCCTATTTATCTGCGTTTTACTTTCATTGGCGGGTGACTGTTTTCTAATGCGTATCTAACGGCGTCTATAGTATGGTCGTTGCCGTCAGGGTAGTTAGCGATATAGTTACCGTTTCTATCCTTTTTTAGCTCGTATTGGGCGAATTCTCGTGCTGCATTCGGGCAGCGCATAGGGTCTATAACGATTTCTAACAAATCATCTGTTAAGTATTTATAGCCCCATTCTCTCGAGCCTTGCCCCTTTTTAGCCGGAATAACATTAATCCCATAGCTTTTTAGGCTCATTAATGTTTCATGCTGGATGTCGCTTACTATAAGCCTGTTGCGTGGATTTTCTTTTTTGATGTGTTCTGCTAACGTCCAGCTAGGGCAGCCACGGGCATAGTATTCATTGAAAATATATAGCTTGCGTGCTGCCGTATCTAGGTGCATAGTCATGTACGCCATAGGGTCTATTGATACACCTAAATCAAGCCCACGCTTAATATTATCGAAATGCGATATTTCTTCGTTCGTGATTGGTCGCAGTTTTAAGTTAGTGAATATCTCTCCGCCTGTTCCTGTGACTTCACCTAAATACTCATGTCTAAACCTGCGGGGCTGATATACTGCCATAACTGACGCTTCATAGAGGAATTGTTTCCCTACCCATTCGGGCGGGGCTTGCAGATAGTTGCTTTTGTGTAACAGCTTATCGGGACGAGATTTCAAGGCTTCGTTGTTCACCCAGCTTTGCATAGACGCAGGCGGGTTATATGAATAAAAGCACCAAAAACGCTCGCCACCACGCAGCACTGATTGCAATACCTTTTCTATTTCTTCGATTCCCGAAAATTCTTCTAATTCTTCAAACCATGTTATAGCATAGTAACCTTTTTTTACTTTTACGGACTTGCGTTTCGTCGGGTCGTCCAGTCCCCAAAACAATATTTTCTGCCCGGTTTTTTTATATATAAACGACGGCGGCGACACTCTAGCTATGAAAAAATCATTTAGCCCCAGCTTTTCTATAGCCCATGCTATCTGTTCATAAACTGTTGTTTTTATTGTTAATCCAACTTTGCGGAAAACAATAACGTTTATAGTTGGGTCTAGCAGCATAAGCATGATTATAAATATACTTATAGCCGACGACTTCAACGAACCACGCCCACCGCTAAACCAATAATGCGTAAATTCGTGATTCATTACCTGATGATAAACTTTATAGAAAGCCTTGCCGATACAGTCAGTTAAATTAATCTTTGGCGGGGTCATTTATCTTTTTCGCTAAATCTTCAAAGTTCTGCGCTGCTTTTAGCGCGTCGTCGTAGGTCGGCAATTCACTTTCTTCTGCTGGCTGCTCGGCTGGTACATCAGCGACGATTGTCGGGGCTAAAGCTATAGCTAGAGAGTTTTCTCCAAATAACTTATGGTATTTACCCATATTTTCGCTACCCGCTTTTATAAGCGTGTTTTCCATGATGTAACCGTCGGTATATATCTTTTCCATTTGCCCCGTTTCCTGATTCTTTTTAAGAACGTACTTTTTATATTCTATTGTTTCTTTGACCTTGCCCCGCATTTGGTCTGTATAGCTGCGGATTACTTCTTTAACTTCTGCGATATCGTCTAATTCGTATTTTGCCCGCAATTCTTCTACATACTCCTGTACCCACGGACGAGAAAAAATCATGTATGCAGTGCGCCGGGCTGTTGTTTCTGCAAAGCCTGCGGCTTTCGCGGCTTTATAAAAATTAAAGCATTTTAAATATTCTCTTGCAAACTTTTTTTCACGGTCGTTCGCTACCCGTTTTTCGCCAGCTATGCGAACAACGGCAGACCGTTTGCGTTTTGGACTAGCCATGTTACGCCCCCCCTTTTTTGTTTTCATTATAGCACAATCTTTTAAAAAACTATAATTTATCATGTTTACGTGGTACAATAATATAAAACCATTAGGGGGAGCTATTATGACACAAAAATCTTATACAGAAGCTGAATTAATTGAGGGCTTTAACCTTCCCTGTAGTAGTATTCTTGACTTTTTCGACAAATACGAGTGTAAGCGCGTCGTTATCGGATATCCTTCTATATCACACGTTATTTACGGATACAACAATCCCGACTATCTGCCTGATATAGCGCATTTAATAGATTATGGCGTTGGAAAAACAGTAATCATAAGCAGTTACGAAACAGGCTCGCCAAGATATCAAGTCTATAACTTTCCTGATAGGCGGCAGGCTATTAATTTTGTGGATGAAGTGGAATATACGTTGTTTGTGCCTATTGATTGTATTTTAAATTTCATAACTCAAAAAATAGGCTTTTGGTCTTATAAGACTACAGTAAATATTCTTGACGATAACGAATATAATATTATTCTTGTAGTTGAAGGGCGCAGGATTGAGCTGACTGACGATAACTTTATGGATAGAGTTTTAATTACTCAAAAAACTCTGCTTATCGAAAATGATTCGATAACCCACGCTAAAAGCGCAGTGGAATATTACCGCAACATTTTTAAAATGTCCCGTCGCTTTGTTGCAGAGATAACAGGTATCCCGCTTAAAACGCTTAATGCTTTTAGTTCATCTCCTGACCGTTCAATCTTAAAAACGAATGCGCTCAACGTGTATAAGCTAGCGCAGTTATTCGGGGTAAGCATGGAGCAGCTTTTATTGACTGAATGCGAAATAAACCCTACTAGTAAGGCTTTTTTGGAAAGTAAAGAGGTTTAAGTATGAATATTGATAACGCATTATATGCCCTGAATATCGCGCCTGACGCCCGGCAGTTAACCGTTTTTATCGACGGTGAAGCAATTCCTCAAAGCCGCCCTAAAATCGCCACACGGGGCAAAAATGGTGTTCCCTTGCCACATGCTATAGCATACTACAAGGACGCTTCCGTTTACTACCGCCAGCAATGCGAATACTGTATTAAACAAGCTGTTCAAAAGTCAGGTATCTTTTTTAAGGATGTCGCCTTGTTTTGTGAGGTATATATTTTTTTACCTGTCCCTGCGTCAAAAAGTAAGAAGTTTAAAGTCGCTGTTGATGTCGGCGCAGAATTTCCAAAAGTCAAGCCGGACTGCGATAACCTTTTTAAAAACATCACAGACGCAGCCGAGGGCTTGGCATTTGATACAGATAGCCGCATTGTTTCGGTACATATTCATAAGCGGTATACCAACGGCGCACCGTTTGCTGTGCTGCGGCTTACAGAAGTCAACGAAGAAATAACAGTCCTACCATCTTTTATTAAATTACATACAAAAAGCAGAGGTTAAAACCTCTGCTTTTTTATTTACTGTAAATTGATTCGCCATATAGATTTATTAAATACTTCCGGCAGTATTCTTTTACATCATTGCACTTTTTACCGTGGTGACGTTCTGTGTGGCAGTCCATGCATAGCAATACGCCGTATTCTATTTGGTCGCTTTTTATCCCGTTGTGTTCGTGATGAAACTTTTCGCCGGGGTCTACCCGATCACCGCAGTAAATACATTTATGCTGGTCGCGCTGGTGTATCCTTTCATTTAGCTTTGCTAACTTCTGCCCTTTAAGTCGTATGATTTTCGTTTTGGGTATCGGATTCATTATGTTTCCTTTCGTGTTATTCTATTTTTTTAGGTTTAATGGCAGTTATTTTCTTGTCTAATATTTCTGTCAGGCAATTTTCGCAAAGCATTTCTATGTACATATCATATTCTTCTATTGTCGTCGGAAAACATTCTTTATTCGTTTTTCCGCATTTTTTGCAGGTCGCTAAACGCTTTTTATTTAAATCTACTAAAATTCCTAACGCCTGACAAGATTCATTGAAAAAATTTATTGCGTTTGCTTCTATTGCGTCTTTAGGATTTAAACTATCTAAAGCTTTTGACGTAGGCAAAAACAGAATACTGTTACATTTTTTGTATTTTTTTAAGCTATCTTTTCCCCTTTCTACACATATGAAATGAAAGCCGTCTATAAATTCGTTGTATTCAAAAATTAAGAAGTCACCGGGGAATAAATTGTATTGATAGCCTTTATAGTTTAAAAACAGTTGATTTGATTCCTCTGTAAAAGATGTTTTTATACTACGTTCAACCTTTAGCATAGTGACTTCGTTTCTTATTTCTTCCGGTATATCCTCTATTGTTATATTAGTGTTTCCTTCCCATTGCCACGCATAAACTTCTGTTATCTCGTAGTATTTTTCGATTCCTGCCATTTTACATATCTCCCTGTTTTTCGATTTCATCTAATGTTTTTTGAATTTCTAAAAGCTCTTGATTTATTTTTGCACCTTGTCTTATTAAAGCTTCCTCGCTCAACAGCTCACTCATTTTTTCATTTATTTTTAAAACAAAATCAGTATCACTCATTTCGGAAGGTTTTAATATTGCTGCCATGGCAGTAAGTTGTATTCTTGTATCTATTTTATTAATTTTTATTTCTTTTTCCAATAGTTTTAATTTAAGTTCTTGTATTTTTATAACTCTGTTTAATTGCTTTTTGTGTAGCATAAACTCTACTTCTGAAACAAACATTTTCTTTATACCTCGTAATTTTCTTTTATTTTTTTGACCTCTGAATTGAATTCTTCGACTAATACACTAGCCATAAGGTTTCCTCTAGCTACGCACCTGCAAAAACTTATAGGCTCTCCAAAAAATTTTCTGTGCTTGGCTCTTTCTTCTTCTGGTTGCGATTCTATAGCCTTTTGTAGATGTTTTGCAAAATCACTTACCGTTACATCCGTAACTTTTGGTAAGAAAATATCTACATTGATATCTTTACCTTTTTGGATATTCGTTAATATTGTTATCTTTTTCTTTAATGCGTCGTAAACATAAAGCTGTGCAGCTAACTTAATGATATCTCTAGCATTCATTTTATTTGCTCCCTAAATTTAAAAGTGGCGATATTACGCCCCCGCAACGATACAAAAACCTCTTTAAATATTTCTTTGTTCTTTAGTCGGTATTCATAGCCTACCGACAAGCGAATTGTGATATTGCGCCGATAATATCCCCGTCGAATGCGGTAAAGTTTAGTAAAAAATCGCCCGTATTCAATCATTTTATCACTTCTTCCGTGTCGATTCCTAAAATATCAAAAATAGCTTTCATTTGTGAATAAGTAATGTCGTCTACTTTTATACTGTTTCGGTAATATTTGCGCGCTTTAATCATAAATAGCCCTGTTTCGGCTTCTTCCAGCGTTGCAAAAGCTTTGACGTCTAAAGATGATTCTACAGCTTCTCCATTTGATTTTTTGTATTTATCATAATCAGTATAAATATACAATATTCCAACTTTATTAGCGGTTAATATTTCTATCTGCGGCTCTTTCAAGTATCCACGGTTTGAATTTAAAACAAATATTTTATCGCCGGGCTTTACATCCTTTAATGACTTCAATTTAAAACACTCTCCCCTTTAAGCAGTATACTTCCTTTCGGGGGGGTAACTCCTGAAAGCTCTTTTTTTATTTCTTTCACTGCTTCTAGTTGTAGTAATAAAATTTGTTCAATATCATAATCTGTTGCTTTTTCCATGCTCAAAAAGCCTGCAAGCAAAACACTTTGCAATTTCAAAAAGATTTCTTCTGCGTCGTCCTGTGTTCCTGTAGTCATAAAAGTACCCGTTTCACCCATAAATAAGCAGAGTTCATTTTTTATTAACGCTTCTTCTACTGTTTTTAGCAAGTTTTCATCACTTACTTTCTTTTTCGTTACGTTTATATCTAGTTTGTTGTCCATTTTCTACCTCTTTCCGTCGCCATAATCTCCATATGGGCGTTTTTTATTTGTTTTAGGTGTAATGTGTTGCGCTTGTTGTTTAAAATCGTTCAAGGCTGCTCGTATCGTTTCATATAGTTAAATACTGACGTTTGTGGAAGTCCCAATGCGGCAGCAATCTTATATGAGCTGACGCCGTTATTTTTCATTTCAAAAATTTGATTATGAAACTTTTCCCAATCGTGCGGGCTGTTTGGGTGTGGTTTAAACGGTGGAATTGCTTTCACCATTTTCGGCGGCAGGGGGGGAGTTTCTTCCTGTTTGGGTTTAAACGGCAGGCTTGCAATGTTTATATAATGTTCCCCTCTAACGCATTCTTTTAGGTCTAAAAACGGACAGTAAACAGTATCATTATGGCGGCGCAGGCGGTAGCATTTTAGGCAATCAATCATTTTTCTAAACTCTTTTCTTTAGCTTCTTTTACCGAATTGCAGTATTCATCAATTTTTTCTTTGCTTAAATGCCTGTTGCCGTACTGCTTATATCCCTTGATTTTTTCCAATACCTCGAAGGGGTCGTAGTAATATCGTGTGCGTCGTCCGGTATGGAATTTAAATATATTCGTGCAATCTTCCCGCAGTTCTTTAAGCAGCTTTCCATATTTCCAGGGTTCAATTGAGCAAGCTAAAATAATTCGTCCAACACGGTAGCCGCTTATAAATCCTTTTGCCTTTGCTGCTTCAATGCTGATATTCTGCATTATTCATTCTCCTCTTTATTGATTTTTTTCTTTAACGATAATAAACAAGCATTGCAAAGCTGAATATTATAGGTTTCGTATCCGGCTACGCGGATAATAAAGCTGTTCCGGCTCGCCCCAATATAACCTTTTCCACACCCGTCGCAAACAAAATCTTTTTTCTTTTCTTTTTTTAATTTAATCACTTTATCACTCCCTTAAAATCTGCGAATAATATAAATATTTATCATAAAGGCTGCCAAAAATAATAATGTGCCTATTAAAAATGCAGTTATCATTTTATCCCTCGTTGTTATTTTATGGTTTCCTGCGTTTTTTCAATATATTTTTTGGTTTCTACTGTTAAAATTTCTATACTTTTTGCAGCTTTCCAATAAGGTTTCGCTCTGTATATTGCTTCTTCTTTTGTATTAAAACAAAAATTTATTTTAATACCATCAATAATTAAAAAATACTCAGCTTTATATGTATCTATCTCTTTTGCTATCTCTTTTTCTTCTTCTATAAAAAAGGTGTATGCAGCTCTATTGATTTCCGCGCATAAACTCCCTAATTCAATATCTGTTTCGCTATGTTCTAAAATGTTTTTAGCTATCTCTACAATTCTTTCTGTCGTCAGATGTCCTTCAAATACTGCACTTTTTAACATTTCCTCATATTCTTCGGAATTTCCAAGAGTGTATAAATCAAAGTCAACGCAAAGTTGTTTTAAATTTTTTCTAGTTATAATTCTATCTTCTTTAATCATAGTATCGCTCCCTTTATTTTTTTATTTTT